ACGGTGGCAACGCGCCGACCAACGGTGGCGTCGGCATGATCGGCCAGTACTACGCCTACCAGGAAGGCGAAGCGCGAAACCGTGCCATGCAAGTTGCAGCCGTCAGTCGTGCGCGAGATTTGCATTGTTCCGTCATCAGTGCCATGAGCTTGAAAATGTACAAAGAGCAGTGGAACGAAACTGATCGCGAAATGGAAGAAATTGAACTAGCCCCACGTTCATGGCTACGCCGACCCGATCCTGCAATCCCCTATGAAACGCTTATGGCATGGACCCTGGATGATTTACTTTTCTTTGGAAGGGCTTTTTGGTACATCACCAGCCGAACACAAGATGGCTTTCCAGCATCGTTCACACGCCTACCAGCAGGCTCAATCACCACAACAGACCAGGCAGGTCCAGTGTGGTTTGCACCGTCAAGCATGGTGTACTTCCAGGGTGGCGAAATCGACCCTGTGAACCTTGTGCAATTCATCAGCCCTGTACAAGGTGCCATCTATTCATCTGCAAGCACTATCGAAACAGCGTTAGAGATTCAGGCCAGTAGGTTGCGCAATGCGGCATCAGCGATTCCGTCGGGCATCTTGAAACAAACAGGTGGCGAACCGTTGAGCGCATCAGAACTGGCAGACCTGGCATCAGCGTTCAATGCTGCACGTGCGTCAAATCAGACAGCTGCACTAAATGAGTTTCTGACCTACGAACCAACCAGCGCAACCCCTGACAAAATGCTGCTAATCGAATCTGCAAACTATTCTGCACTCGATATCGCAAGGCTTATGAATATCCCGCCATACTTATTGGGCGTTTCAACTGGATCATATTCCTACCAGTCGTCAGAGCAGGCCCGCATGGACATGTGGATGTTTGGCACAAAAGTGTTTGCAGAATCTATTGCAAGCACCCTTTCGTCAGATGCCATACTTCCCCGCGGCACTTGCGTAGAGTTTGACGTAGACGACTATCTAGGTGAAACCATCCTGATGGACTCAAACATCAACATCAATGAACCAGCCGAAAACACACAAGAGGAACTTGCATGATCCGTTTTACAACTGACCGAATCACAGTCACCGCAGCCGAAGGCGACACCACAGGCGAACGCCGCATCGACGCCATAGCCGTTCCGTATAACCAATACGCAACTGTCAGCGATGGCACCGAAGTGCAATTCTTGCCAGGCTCATTACCAATAGACGGCAAAGCACCACGCGTCTTCATGTACCACGACGCATCAAAACCAGTGGGCATCGTCACCGAAAGAATCGACACGCCCGAAGGAATGCTTGCAAGCATGAAGATAAGTCGCACCGATCTAGGCGACGAAGCACTGGTCTTAGCAGCCGATGGCGTCATGGATGTATCCGTAGGCGTCAACATCATTTCTGCGACAAGAGACAAAGACGGCCGCATGACCGTCACCGCAGCCGACTGGCTTGAATTGTCACTTGTCCCCATTCCTGCATTCAGTGGTGCTACCATCACGGATGTGGCCGCGTCAGCGGAAACAGATCCCGACACAAATCCAGAAACCACAGAACCAGTCGAGGAGACAACCGAAGTGGAAGCAACACCAGCACCAGCAGAAGCCATCGAGGCCGCAGCAATTCCTACACCATCACTTCCTGCACAGCCAAAGCGCAAGTTTGCACTTCCGTCTGCTGCCGATTGGATGGCCGCATACCACATCGGTGGCGACACGTTTGCAAAAGTAAACGCAGCCGTAGCCGAATGGCAGTCAGAGCATCAGACCGCATTGCAAGCAGCAGCTGGCGATGTGGCCACAACTAACACCCCTGGTCTTTTGCCAGTGCCGGTACTTGGGCCACTAGTTCAGAACATCAACTTTGTTCGTCCAGTTGTCAATCGTCTTGGCGCACGTGCGTATCCGGATGGCGGACAATCAAAGACATTTGTGCGTCCAACGATTACGACTCACACTAGTGCAGCTGCACAATCTGCAGAGTTTGATGCCGTGTCAGCAACCACCATGGTCATTGCAAGCAACACAATCAGCAAGACAACCGTGGCCGGTCAAGTAACTCTTTCTCGCCAAGACGTTGACTTCACGTCGCCTGGCGCAATGGAATTGATTCTCAATGACCTCATCGGCGAATTGATGCTGAAAACAGACGACATCGCCGCCGACGCATTGCTTGCAGCAGCAACATCATCAGGCGTGTGGGATCTCACCACAACCGACTTGATGAAGTCCATCTACGACGCAGCAGTTGACGTATCAAACGGCACCAACTTCTTCCCTGACACAATCTTCGTGTCACCTGATGTTTGGGGCCAAATGGGCCAACTGGTTGACGGTTCAAACCGTCCAGTGTTCCCATACTTGGGCGCACCTGGCCTTGCAGGACAAAACGCATTGGGTGGCGGAAACGCAACCACATGGACCGGCTCAAACCCACTCGGTTTGGAAATTGTCGTTGACAGCAACTTTGCCGCGAAGACCATGGTCATCACAAATGCAAGCAAAGCTTTCGAGTATTACGAAGACATGCGCGGCATCATGTCAGTCGATCAGCCTGCAACGCTTTCGCGCCTGTTCTCGGTACATGCTTACTGCTCAACCTTTGCGGCTGTGTCAAGCATGATTCGCAAGATCACCCAGGCATAACCCGAAGGGCGGACAGCCCATGGCGGTCTATACAGTCACATTCAAGCAACTGCTTGACAACTACGCAGTGCTTACACTGCTGACCGATAGCGATATCGAGGTTGGGCAAAGCATCACGGTGGCATCTGTCGATGCAACTTTCAATGGCACATACACCGTGTATGCCTTGCCCCAATACCTATACACAGGCACAGACACCGAAGGCAACTTGTTGTTTGACGGCCAAGTGCCTATTGCCAATCAAGTGTTGTTTGCAAAAACCGCATCTGACGTCAATCGCATTGCCACGGCCACAGGAACACTCACATGGACCGTTTCCTGCACCTGGGTGACCACGGCAATGATTGAAAGTTATTTGGGCTTGACGTTGACCGGCACAGACGATGCAACATTGTTGACGCGATGCGCAGCTGCTGCAAACGCGTTTGCATATCGTCGCAGATTAGAAGCCGGCTATCTTTCCGATTCGCAAACAACTGTGCCATCAGGTGACGTTCTTTTGGGCACCATCATGATTGGTGCGGCATATTTCCGTCAACGCGGTTCATATAACAACCTGGCCAGTTTTGATGGCATGGGAACACCACCAGCCAACGGAATCACGCCAATGGTCATGCAACTACTTGGCATCAACCGACCACAGGTCGCCTGATGGCCTACACCGATCTATTCAACGAAGGCATCGATGACCTGGCAACCAGCCTGGGCACCATTACCAATTTGCGCGTTGTTACCGATCCACGCGACATAAACCCACCGTGCGTTTTTATTGATGCCCCAACATTCATTGCATACAACGCAAACATCGCAGAGCTAGATGTGCCGGTACGTGTCATCACTATTGGCCCTGCCAATCTCGATGCGCTGCGCAACGTCTTGGCAAGCTGCGCGTTGCTACTCAATAAGGGTGTCGCAGTAACAGATGGCCGACCCATTAGCCTTTCCATTGGTGGTCAAGACCTGGCCGCCTACGATCTCACTATCAAAATGAAAGTGCAAACATCATGAGCAAATACACCATCGTTAGCGAACTTGTTGGAACACCAGGCGAAGAGTTTGTGCCGGATGAAGGCATCAATGTTGATGCACTCATTTGGGGTGGTTTCATCAAGTCCGACAACAAAGCCCTAAAATCTGCTAAAACAGAACCAACAGAGGAGAACCAGTAATGGCAACTAGCACATATCTTTCAAACCCAACCGTGACGGTGAACAGTGTGGCCCTAACCGGCTTTTCTACAGCTGCAACCTTGACTCGTACCAATACGGCCCAGGACACCACAGTCTTTGGCAATACAGCTCGCGTGTATTCAGCCACAATCGAAGACAACGAATTGACCGTCAGCCTGTACATGACCTACGCCGCATCAGAAACCTACGCAACGCTTGCAACACTGGTTGGCACAGCCACCACAGTGGTAGTGAAGCCAACATCTGCAGCAACTAGCGCAACCAACCCTGGTTTCACTTTGACCAACACGTACCTTGAATCATTGCCAGTAATCAATGCAAACCTTGGCGAAATCAGTTCTATTGACATCACTTTCAAGGGCGGCACTTACACCGCTGCAACCTCATAATCTCAATCAAAAAGGAAACCCGACATGAGAATCAAACTGAACGTCGAAACCGTAGATGGCTCATACAGCGTCACCACGACCATGGCATCTATCGTTGCGTTTGAGCGCAAATACAAAATTGGTGCTGGCCAATTGGCTGGCGACATTCACATTGAATGGCTTGCCTATTTGGCATACGAATCAGCCAAACGTGCCGGCATCGTCGTGCCAATCGTCTTTGATGATTACTTGGATCAGGTCATCAATATTGAGCCCGAAGATGTAGGCCCCGAAAACCCTACGGTCGCGGTACCTACCGCAGAGCACTAGCCGAACTACTGGTCGCCGTACATTGGTGGCCACCCGATGTACCATTTGACACTGACGACCTTGCAACGGTCGCCAAGGTATTGAAGGAACAATCAAAATGACAACATCGGCAAGCATCAGAGTTGTAGGCGTCAAATCTGCGTTGGCCGAATTGAACTCAATTGACAAACAATTGCGCCGTCGCATTACCCATGAATATGCAGACATCGTTGCGCCAATCGTCAATGAAGCAAAATACCTTGTGCCGGCGCGTGCGCCAATGTCTGGCTGGTATCGAGCCTGGACGCCGCGTAATCAATACGGCAGGTTTGGCGGTGCTTTGTTGCCATGGGTAAATGGGGCAGCTGGCTACCGAATAAAACCGTACGTGTCTGGCAAACGCCCACGCACAATTGGTGGATACACAAAGAACCTTGCCGCTTTTGGTATTCGTTGGACCGACAAAACAGCTGTACTTTTTGACGCTAGTGGCCAATCGCAAACTAAGTCAGGTGATCAAATGATTAAAGTTTTGGGTCAGCGTTATGGTGCGCCATCTCGCGCTATGTGGCGTGCTTATGATCAGGCAGGACCAGACATGCAATATGAACTGCGCCGGTTGGTGGAAAAAATCATGCGATCTGTTGGACGCAATATCAAGGTTAAAAACTAATGGCAATCAATATTCCAATTATCACAGATTTTGATTCACGCGGAATTAAAAAAGCCGAAAAGGCATTTGGCGAAATTGAAAAGGCAGGTGCCAAAGTTGGCAGTGCCCTCAAATCAGCGTTGCTACCTGTTGGCATTGCTTTGGGTGGTCTTGCCGTTGCCGGCGCAAAGTTTGCGATGGCAGCCGCAGAAGATCAGAAATCGGCCGCACTGCTTGCACGTCAATTAAAAGTCACAACCAAAGCAACTGATGCCCAGGTCAAAGCCACTGAGGATTTCATTTTGAAAATGTCTTTGGCTAATGGCGTGGCTGACGACGAATTGAGACCGTCACTTTCTAAGTTGGTCAGGGGCACCAAAGATTTAGGCAAAGCACAGAAATTGCTTGCACTTTCGCTTGATATTGCCAAGGGCAGTGGAAAAAGTTTAAGTCAGGTCACCGACAGTATTTCTAAGGCCCTAGGGGGCAACATGGGCGCACTGTCGCGTCTGTCGCCCGAAGTCAAACAGATGGTCAAAGACCACAAGAGCCTTGACCAGATTTTGCAAGCATTGGGCAAAACCTATGCAGGTAGTGCTACTACCGCAGCCAACACGTTTCAGGGCCGTATGGACCGTCTCAAAGTGGCTATCAACGAAACCAAAGAGTCAATCGGCTATGCCCTGATGCCTATTTTTGAAACAATGGTTGCTTTTATCCAAAGCCGCATTTTGCCTGTCATCCAAAGGTTCGTCGATGCCATTGGCAAAAAAGGTTTGAGCAAAGCCTTAAAAGATTCAGCCAACGATTTGTTCAACTGGTATCGAGAAGCAGATGGTGCTACTGGCGCAATTCTCGATTTGACCGCAGCATTGGGTGTGCTTTATGGAACATTCAAACTTTTTGCGGGACTAACTACTGCGCTCTCAGTTTTGCAAGGTTTGAGCACAGCTCTTGGTGGGCTGTCAGCATTTGGTGCTGGTGCCGGCGCGGCAGGTCTTGGTCTGTTGGCGACAACACTTGGCCTAGTCATTATTAACCTGACAGCACTGTTTGGTTTGCTACGCGACAAAAACGACTTTGCATACATCAGCGCAGCGATACTTGACTTCACATCGACAATTGCAAACGCTTTCATTCTTATGGCTAACGCCATTATTGATGCCGCAAACATTGCTTTGAAATTTGGGAACTTTCTTGGCAGCGCAGTGGGCAAAGGCAACATATTTCAAGAGTTTGGAAAACTGGACTATCTCAGCATGAGCCGCACGACCCAAGTAGGCAACTATGGTCGCGCACCGACGGTTGCAAACCCATCGAACTATAAAGATGTAAGCGTGCCATCCATCACCGTCAATACTGGCATCGGTGATCCAGTGGCCATCGGCAAACAAGTAGCAGACGTACTTAGCGCATACCAGCGTCGTACCGGCAACACACTGGCAATGCCGTAATGGCCTACCCACAGCCCAAGGTATATGTTGCGTTTGACGACGGCCCATATGTGCTTTCGCCTAGTTGGACAGAAATTACAACTTACGTTCGCTCAATGTCCATTGACCGCGGCAGGTCAGATGATTGGGGCACATTCAGCGGATCAGCAACCGTTGTCCTGAACAACCGTGCGCGCCTATTTGATCCTTTTTACACATCAGGCACTTACTACGGCAAATTACTGCCACGCAGGCAAATCAAAATCGAAGCCACATACAGCGCTGTCACTTACTCAGTGTTTCGTGGCTTTATTGACGGATGGCCACCAACCTGGACAGACGCCGGCGGTGATTCAACAGTCACACTTTCGTGTTACGACGCCATGCAATTGCTTGCACAAGTGCAGCTACCAGCCGACTGGTCGAAATCATACATAGTTGCATCGGCACCACGTCACTACTACCCATGTGATGATCCCATCATTCAGTTTCAAACTGGCACATTGACCGATCTTGGTACGACAGCCATCAACATGACCTATCAAACCAATGCTGCACCAGGTAGCCAATTAGCAGATGGCCTCACCAACGCATCACTTGCCGGCGCGTCATCTAGTGGCACCGGATATATCGCAACAAATGATCCAGGTATTGCGTCGCGTCAAGTTGCGTTTACTGCAAATGCAAACTTTACGGTGTGTTTTTGGTGTGTCCCTGAAACCAATGCGGCTGGCATTATCACTGGCCAATGTGCAAACTTTGCTTGGTCCGTCAATTTTTCATCAGGCAAGTTCACGCTAAGTGTCGATTCATATACCGACCAATACACGTACTCATATACCACTACCACACAACAACTAAATCAATCTGAGGCATACCATTTTGCATTTACATGGGATGCCACACCAAAAACAGCAATAATTTATGTCAACGGCGTCAATGTCACAGGCACCAAAACATCAACACCAGGACTGGTATTAATTACAAGTGCTGACTTTGTTACAGTTTCGCAAGGCCCAATACAACAAATAGTGATTTACACCACAGCAACAGCAAGTCAAGGTCAAATCCAAAACATCATCAAATATTCGCAAGCATCTTTCTACGAAACCACAGCTGCACGCGTCTCGCGCATCATTGCTGAAACACCATTCAGCACAAGCCTGGTCAGCGCAAACGGCACCCAATACATAGCCGAAATAACCGATGACGCACCATACGCCGGCCCTGAATTGCAAATTACAGCTAACACCGAAGGCGGACCGCTTTATGTCAACAAAACTGGCGTATTGACACAGACGGCCACCTACACGCAATTTACGCAAACAAATGCTTTCAATGTGCAAGCGACCTATGGCAGTGGCGGTTTGGGTTTAGGACAAAACGTTTCTTTGCAATACGACGGTGATTCAATGCGCAACATCATCAATGTAAACATGAGTGGTGGCGGCGTAAACAAATCCACCGGATCAGTTTCCACCTCAACCTACGGCCAAGCCACCCAATCATGGGATGCCTATATGCCTACCGTTGCCCAGGCATCAATTGTTGGCAATATTCTTGTTGGTCTTGGCCAATATGTATTTGCACGATTTGAGGATTTTGAAGCAGTTGTGTCACCCGATGGCGACTGGTCAGGGACATTAGGTCTTGAACTATTAGAACGCATCACGGTCAATGTGCAGCCACCCACTGGCAATGTCATTACTAAAAGTTTGCAATTGAATCGCATTCGACATGAGGTGCAACCAGGGGTCTGGAAAACATATTTAAACGGCTCAAATCGTTGGGGATCAACATTCCGCCTAGACCGTTCATTCCTAGATAGCGGAGACGTACTGCTGTACGCTGTCTAGACATGGCCGTCAAAACCTTTACCAGCGAACAACTGACCAGCGCAGATACCAACACGTATTTGGCAAACTCAGGATGGGTTTATGTGGCGCAAGGCACCGCAGCCCCTGGATCAACAACCTTGTCAATTGACAATTGTTTCAATAGCACATACGCCAACTATGTCATTGTGTACAACATCACAGGCTATGCAGCAGGGCCGTTGTACATGCGACTACGCACAGGCTCAGGCGATGACAGTGCTGCAAACTATGCATGGGCAAGAAATTATTTCCGTTGGGACGGCGGATCATGGGGCGGTACAGGAAGTATGACCGACACCACTTTCACTGTCGGTTATTGCGGTGCTTCAGTTACAACAATTGAAAACACTGTCAACATTTACAACCCAAACAAAGCAGAACGAACCTCAATGAGTTGCAATCTGGTAGAAATTGGATCCGCTACGACTAACAGCTACAACATGATTGGTAACGGACAAAAACAAGCTTTGACACAATTCACAGGTTTGTCACTTATTCGATATAGCACCAACACTTTTGGCGGAACTTGTACCGTCTATGGAAACCGCCTGGGGTAAAATATGGAACCGCTTATCGGAACTTTTCACGATGCCCTGACAGGCGAAACAATTGTGAGGGAACTTACTGATGAAGAAATTGCCGCTTTGCCTGTCGATACTGACTTGCCTAATGCTGACTAGTTGCGCAGACCGTACACGCGTCCAATGTGAACGCCAGCGAAACAAAGCATTGACCGTTGCAACCAATCAAATCGGGGGTGGCCGCTGTGGCTAGACAAAAATTATCAAACGAAGAAATCAAAGCGCGCCTGGTGTTTTTAGTGGGCATCGGTCTGACGGTCGCATTTGTGGGCACAATCTTTACGCTGCTCTACGGCTTGCTATTTGTTGTACAGCCGACCGGCGATATCGCCCCCAATGACCAGGCGGCGTGGGAAATCCTCAAACCAATGACCCTGTTCATTACAGGCGGGCTGTCAGGAATGCTTGCATCCAACGGATTGAAGGACAGACCATCAAATGATTAGCACCACCTACACAGTTACCACTG